TCAGTAGACGTGGGCCGTATTTCGGACCAAACCGCTGTTTGTGTATTTAGAGTTAATGTGGTAAAACAAAAGTTTTATGCGACACTAGTCAATTTAATTGTACTTGGCCGCACCCCAAAAACTAAACCATTTACAGTTCAAGCGGTTGACTTAAAAAAAATAATTCTTGATTTCAATCCGCGCGAGGTCGTCATCGATACCAACGGTCTTGGTGTTGGCCTAGCTGATGAAATGATAAAGCCGCAGTATGATGAGATGGGTAACTATTTACCTGCTTACGGTTTTATCAACGACGAGAACTATAAATTAATTCAACCAAAGGATGCGCCAAAAATTCTCTATGGAATTAAGGCAAATGGACCACTTAACTCCAAAATACATGGAAACTGCTACTCAAGACTCACAGCGGGTCTTGTGCGGTTTTTAATAAAAGAGCAAGAAGCTAAAAGCGCCTTGCTTGCAACTAAAAAAGGTCAAAAAATGACCGTGGAGCAACGTGTGATGCGATTAATGCCACACGAGATGACAACAAAGTTATTTGAAGAAATGGCTAATCTTCGCCTTAAGCGCACTGGCGCGAGCCTAGATATAGTTCTTGAACGAATTAATACGCGATTCCCAAAGGATAAATATTCAAGTTTCTCCTATGGGCTTTGGCGTATTAAGGAACTTGAAGAAGAACACTATAAACTAGGACATCGTAGGCGCGCGGGAGGACGACAATTAGTATTCTTCTCAGGAGGAAGATAATGGATGAACAAAAAAAGGGATTTGACCTCTTTTACTAATGCTATAGCGCAAATGATAGCAAAAAATGAATCATCCTATAATTTGACACGTTGGGGAAGAAACAGATACGAAAGGGTTAAAGAGTATACATTAGATGAAATAAAAGATATTATTGATTCTGGTTCTGTTGAAGCTCAAATTAGTCTTTCTCGTAACTATTTCAACAAGGGTGGTTTCTATCAAAGATTGTTAATGCACTATGCTACTTTACTGAAATATACGGGTTTATTAATTCCTAATCCAAGTTTTGGTAAAAATCTCTCCGAATCGTATGTTTCAAAGAAGTATTATAATGCAACAGCTTTTATTGATAATGCAAAACTACCGAAGTTATTTACTCATATAGCAACTAAAGTATTGCGTGATGGTTGCTACTATGGGGTGATTCAAGAGGTAACAGATAAGTCAATTTCTATATTAGATTTACCTATTTTTTATTGTCGTTCACGCTTTAAGGATAAAGAAGGTAATGATATAATTGAGTTTAATGTTACGTATTTTGACACCATAGGTGATAAGGATTATAGAAAGAAGGCTTTAGCGGCCTATCCAAGAGAAATAGTCAATTGGTATAGGAAGTTTAAAAGTAGAAAGACTGATAATCCTTGGTGTTACGTCCCTTCTAGTATAGGGATTTGTATGTCGTTAATTGACGATAGACCAATGTTTTTACAAATTATTTCTGCGGAATTAGAGTATGATGATGCAAAGGATATTAATAGACAAAGAGATCTTGAAGAAATCAGAAAGATTTTAGTTCAGCATATTCCACACCTTACTGATGGCGGACTTTTGTTTGAACCAGAAGAAGCATTAGAAATGCATAAAGGTGCGGTCGATATGATGAAGAAGAACGAAAACTTAAGTGTTTTAACAACTTACGCAGACGTCGATGCAATTGTATCGAAAACTGCGAATGATAATGCACTTAATTCTGTTGATAAGGCTCTTACTAATATCTATGCAGAAGCGGGGTCTAGTAGTCAATTATTTGGTACTGACTCCAACTTATCATTAAGTACTTCAATTACTAATGATATGGCTCTAATGATGGTACTGGCGCGCAAATTAGAAAATCTTATAACTTCAATACTTAATGAGAAGTATGGTAATGTGAATATTACATTTACCTATAAAATACTTCCAATTTCATTCTATAATCAAAAAGAATATGTTGAGACTAGTTTGAAGCTTGCCAATTCTGGTTATAGTTTCTTACTGCCGGCGCTTGCGATGGATTTATCACAGCGCGAACTTAACAATATTAAAGATTTAGAAAATGATGTATTAAAGTTAAAAGAAAAATTATTGCCGTTAAGTACTTCATACACAGAATCAGGAAACGTAGGACGTCCTACAAAAGATGCACAAGATAAAAGTGCAAAAACAGTTGCTAATGAGGAATCATTAGATCGTGGAGGTTCTAACTAATGGATAAAGAGAAAGATAATTTAACAACTTTTTCTCTTTCTATTTACGGTGATATTACTAATTATAATGAGGTCTTATCTAAAGCAAGATGTCGAATCTTCTATACTGGACCAAATAGAAATGGTACGTATATAACAGATGAGTTCGCAGAAAAGTTAATTTCAACATTACCATATGTACCCGTAAAAGGTATTTACGATACTATGAAAGACGACTTTACTGACCATGGCAGAGAAAGATATGAAGGACGTATCTATGGTATTGTTCCCGAAAATCCAAACTTTGCTTGGGAAAAACATCTTGATATAGATGGAGTAGAGAGGACATATGCGTGTACGGATGTGTTCCTCTTTACTGGACTTTACAAACAAGAAGCTTTTGATATCATTCAAAAATCACAGTCAATGGAGTTATATGCCGATTCTATAGAAGGTGAGTGGCAGTTCATTAATGGGAAAAGGTTTTTCGTATTTACGGAAGGTCGTTTTCTTGGACTGCAAGCGCTTGGTGAGGACTATGAGCCTTGCTTTGAAGGTGCCGCTTTCTACACATTAGTAGATTCAGTTAAAACATTAATCGAAGATTTAGAAAAAACAGATGTATTTCAAAAGCGAGACTTGGGAGGAGAAAAACAAATGGAGTTTAAACTTTCTGATAATCAGAAATATAATATGCTCTGGACTCTTCTAAACCCAAGATTTAACGAAGAAAACGAGTATACTATGGATTATGCGGTTTGTGACGTATATGATGAGTATGCAGTAGTTTTCAAGTTCGAATCGGGTGAGTATGAAAGAGCATACTATACAAAGAATGATGAAACAGATTCTCTTTCCATTGATAAAATGGAAACTTGCTATATCATTGATGTCAATGCAGATGAAAAGCGTGCGCTTGATGTACTGCATGCCATGAATGGTAGCACTTATGAGAAACTTGATGAAGTCGTGACTGGTTTACAGACTGAAGTTGAGGAGTTCAACTCCAAAAAAGAAGAGAACGATTCAACTATTGCGACTTTACAACAGGATAATGAAAGACTTCAGAGTGAATTAGAGGAAGCTAACAGTAATTATACAACTGCTTTAGAAACTATTGAGACACTTACTACTGAAAACGAAAGTCTGAATGGCTTCAAGGCCGAGGCTGAATTGAAGGAGAAAGAAGCTGTACTTGGTAAATATACTATTCTTCTTGACGAAGAAGAGATTAACAAGTTCAGAGAAAGACTTGATGAGTTTACTAAAGAAGAGTTAGATAAAGAACTTGCTTATGCTTTAGTTCAAACAAAGTCGACAATTTTCACAAACGAGGATAGTGATTTTGTACCGAAAGATGAACCAACTCTGACGGGAATTGAGGCTATTCTTGAAAGACAAAAAAATAAGAAGAAGTAATAAAACGGAGGATTTATTATGGGATCTTTTAAAAGATTTGTAATTGACGGTTATGGTCAATTAGAACTGAATCAAGTAGCCTTCCGTAGAGATGGTAGGGTCGAGGCACAGTGTGCACTTGATGACACTGATTTTGCTTCGGTTCCAGCAGAGAACGGTATGCTTCTTGCGGTAGACAGAATCAATAGAAAGATTAAGTTCCCGAAGAGTGCGGTTATTGCTAATTGCCCGGTTGCTCTTAATTATACTGCAGAGCATATGTATGATGAGAGAGCAAACGCACTGAAGGATTTCAAGCTTGAGCTTGGTAGTTTCTATCCAAGACTTGGATTCCTTTCGGTTGGCGAGCTGTTCACAACTAACTGTGTTGGTTATGACGATGCAGAGTGGACTGCTAGTGGCGAAGGCGCTACAGCGAAAACAGCTGACGAGAATTTCGTTGCTGCTTGCGAAGCTGTTGGTACAACCCCGCTCTATGGTGGAGTTAGTGATGAGGGTGCGATTGCAGTAAGTGCTAATAAGCCTTCTGCTGGTCCAGTCCTCAAGGTCGTTGAAGCTACAACAATGCCAGATGGCACATTTGGAATTAAGTTCCAGGTTCTTGAAGCGTAATTAAGGAGGGCAACGAAATGACTATTAAGGAAATGAAAGAGTTAGCCCTTTGTGCGGCTAAGAATCAGGCACCGGCTAATTATTCGATGGAGAATGTTAACGATGCACTTGTTGAGGCTCTCCGTGAAATGGCTGGTTCTGTCAATCAGTTCATGAAGAACAGATATGACATTTATGAAATTATTATCGAGGCTGCTGATGAGGTAGTTCCGAAGAAGGTTATTGATGCTGTTGGTATCTTCGCAGACGTTCAGCAGGTAGGACAGGGCCAGAAGGCTCTCTTCAGAACAAAGCTGGGAAGAACAAGAGCAAGAAAATTCCTTACACAAGTTGGTCTGTCTGGTGTATATGAAACATTTAGACTTGACCATGGCTATTTCGAGATTAGTGCACACGCTATCGGCGGAGCTTGCACAATTGATTTCGAAAGAATGCTTGACGGCGCTGAAGATATGGCTGAATTAGTTAGCCTGCTCACAGAGGCTCAGACGGATGCTGTATATCAGGAAGTTCAAAAGGCTCTGCGCGCTGCTTTCGCAAAGGCTGGAGTTCCGGCTAACAACAGAGCAACTGGTGCTTCGTTCGATGGCGCTGAAATGATGAAGTTAATCTCGACAGTAAGAGCTTATGGTTCTGGTGCTGTTATCTTTGCGCCGCCTGAATTCGTCGCTGCAATGGGCGCGGACGCTATCGTTCCGATTACTGCTTATGGTAATCCGGCTGCTGCTGGAATCCAGGGTGTATATCATCCACAGGATATCGATGCGATTCACAATACTGGATATATTAATATGTTCAGAGGAACGCCGATCGTTCAGATTCCGCAGTCGTTCATTGATGAGAGTAATACAAAGACTTGGATTGACCCACAGCTTGCTTACGTTCTGCCAACTGGTGGAGAGAAGGTTGTTAAGGTTGTATTCGAGGGTAATACACAGATGTATGACTTCGTCAACAGAGACCAATCCATGGAGATTCATACTTATAGAAAGCTGGGTACTGCTATTCTTACTTACCACAACTGGGGTATTTATAAGAATGAGGGAGTTACTCAAACTTATGATGAGGTACTTGAATATATTTAATGGATTTGATGGGGAGGGGTTCGTCCCCTCCCTTATTTATTTAAGTATGTAGATGTTGTATGTACACTGCGCCCGCTCAACTTATGACGGAATAGGTTGAACTTATTTCTTAACCGGTTGGACCGGCGCACTCTACGTACAATAACTACGTTTTAGGAGTTAAAAGGAGTATTAAAAATGGATAAAA